GTATTTACGGGTAACATGTAACGTGTCGTGTACACAAGTGTTTTATTGTATTGGTACTATCATAAAACCTGATACCCCTCGTCGTATTGGAAAATATCCCAAAACAATTACACAACACCAAAAGGATTATATCGATGAATTTAGAAAGCGATGTAATAAATTCCTGGGGTATTTGAATTTCATTGCTGAAAACATACCAAAACCTAAATATACAGACCGTTGGCAGTGGAACAGTGGTAGAAAAATGAATTCGTTGGACGAATTTAAGGGTACCGTGAAAAAATTGAAAAAATGCTATGACAAGTTGACACTTTTAGATGAAATAAACCTAAGTTAGAGATTTGAATTGTAATCAAACCAAGAAAGTATGGAAAGCGTCCAAAAACTCACCCATATCGAACACGTTCTCAAGAGACCTGACTCCTATGTCGGTCCAGTCGAGTTGGGTACAGAACCTTACTGGGTCCTCGATGGTGAACAGTTCTCCAAGAAGAACCTCAAGTATTCCCCAGCCCTCTTGAAGATCTTTGATGAAATCCTAGTCAATGCTATTGACCGCAACTCTCTCCATCCCAAGCATGTCAGTTCCATCTCCGTCGCAATCGATAAGGAATCGGGTTCCGTAACTATTGAGAACAATGGTCCTCTTGGTGGTATCAGTGTTCGTATGCACGAGAAAGAGGGTCTATGGAACCCTGAACTCGTCTTTGGACACCTCCTCACGAGTACCAACTATGATGATACCCAAAAGCGTATCGTCGGTGGTCGCAATGGTTACGGTGCCAAATTGGCGAACATCTACTCCACAGACTTTTCTGTGGTCATCAAGGACCATGAGACGAATCAAACCTATACCCAATCGTGGTCGAAGAACATGACTGTCTGTGACCCCCCAAAAATCAAAAAATATTCAGCTGCTACGTCATCTGTCGCCATCACTTTCACCCCAGAGTGGAAACGTTTCGGGATGTCCAAGATGGACGATACCATCTATAGCATCTTCCAAAAGCGGGTTTGGGATGCGAATATCTGTACCACCCAAAACTGTAAAGTGAAGTTCAATGGTGACGTGCTCACCAAACAAACCTTCGAAGCATATGCTAAGATGCACGAGGGTGTTGATGAGGTGTGCTCTATTAATACCGAGCGATGGTCAGTGTGTATTGGACCCGCTGAGAATGGTATGGAACAGGTTTCATTCGTGAATGGACTCTGTACCAATAAGGGTGGAACCCATGTCGACCACGCCGCAAATCTTATCGCAAACGGTATCATCGATGAAATGGCGAAGAAGATTAAGTTGAAACCTCAACAAGTCAAGAATACTTTTACTATCTTTGTCAAGGCAACCCTAGAGAATCCAACATTCTCCAGTCAGGTAAAGTCTGAGTGTACCTCAAAGTCTCAAAGTTTTGGGAGTAAGTTTGAAGCACCTAAAAGTTTTATCAAGAACGCTCTCAAGACTGGAATCGCTGATGAACTCCTGGCACTCTCCAGGTTTAAGGAGATGAAGGAACTCCAGAAATCAGATGGTGCCCGCAAGTCTACTATTACCGGTATCCCCAAGTTGGATGATGCTAATAAGGCAGGAACCAAACATTCGAAGGAGTGTACCCTCATTGTAACCGAGGGTGACTCAGCAAAGACTTTGGCGGTCGCTGGTCTCTCAGTGGTTGGTAGGGACCACTATGGTGTCTTCCCTCTCCGTGGTAAGTGTAAGAATGTGAGGGATGTCTCTGTTTCGCAACTCACATCGAACCAGGAGTTCAATGACCTCAAGAAGATTTTGGGTCTCCAACAGGGTAAGGACTATAAGGATGTCTCAGAGCTTCGCTATGGACGCTTAATGATCATGACAGATGCTGATAATGATGGGTCTCACATCAAGGGTCTCATCCTAAACATGATTCACTATTTTTGGCCGAGCCTCCTCAAGCTCAACTTTGTGGTGAGTATGGTGACACCAATCATCAAGGCGACCAAGGGTTCACAGACCAAGTCTTTCTACACAGACTCGGCGTTTAGGACCTGGTATGGTGATGGTAAAGCTGGGTGGAAAGTCAAGTACTATAAGGGTTTGGGTACTTCTACATCGGCGGAGGCGCGTGAGTACTTCAAGCAGATTCAAGACTTGACTGTCAGGTTTGATATGGATAAGATGACAGATGCCTCGATCATCCTCGCTTTTGATAAGAAGAAGGCTGATGCTCGAAAAGTATGGCTTCTCGAAAGTACAGCGAAAGATGCAAACGAACTTCAAGTACCATATGGGAATGTGAAACAGTTGGACATCACAGACTTTGTGCATAAGGACTTGGTCAATTTCAGTCTCGCAGATCTCAAGCGTTCCATCGCACACATGGCTGATGGTCTCAAGCCGTCACAGCGCAAGGTTATGTACGCATGCTTCAAGAAGAATCTCAAGGATGAGATGAAGGTTGCCCAATTGGCTGCATTCGTGGCTGAGAAGAGTGCTTACCATCATGGTGAAGTTTCTCTCGCAGATACGATTGTGAAGTTGGCGAACGATTACGTGGGGTCTAACAATATCAATCTTTTGGAGCCATGTGGTCAATTTGGTACGAGGCTTATGGGTGGTAAGGATGCGTCACAAACGAGGTACATCTTCACGAAGCTTACCAAGGATGCAAGGAAACTCTTCGATCCCAAGGATGATGCGATCTTGAACTATCTGGACGATGATGGTCGCTCAATCGAACCCGACTTTTACATGCCCACATTACCAATGGTTTTGGTCAATGGGACTGAAGGTATCGGTACAGGGTTCAGTTGCTATGTACCTCCTTTCAACCCCGAAGATATCAAGGCAAACATCAAACGGATTTTGAGTGGTGATGAAATCGTCGCTATGCGACCCTGGTTCAGAGGTTTCAAGGGGGTGGTACACAAGGAGGAAGACACATGGATGATGGAAGGTGTGTGGAACTGGTCTGGAAATAACATCGTGGTAACTGAACTCCCCCCAGGTCGATGGACCCAAGACTATAAGGAGTACCTCGATGGTCTCGTGGAAAAGAAATTGATTGGAGGATTCATCAATAACTCCACCACTGATGATGTTCATTTTGAAATCATGGAGTATGCTGGAAAAGATTTACTCAAAGATCTCAAGTTGAGAAAGACCTTCCGTGTATCAAACATGCATCTCTTTCACCCAACGAAGGGTATTCATAAGTATGCGAGTCCCGAGGAGATTCTCAAAGACTTTGTGGAACTTCGTATAGAACACTACAAAATGAGAAAGACGTACCTCATCGATATGCTTCAAAAGAGGACTGAGATGTGTAGCCATAAATCAAAGTTTGTTTCTATGGTCATCGAGGGTAAACTCGTGGTATTCAAGAGGAAGAAGCAAGAGTTGGAGGATGAAATGGCATCAACCTTCCCGAAGATTGATGGGTCATTGGACTACCTTCTCAATATCAGAACTGTCGAGTATACGGATGAGCGCGTCAAGGCACTTATGGATGAGGCGAAGCAGGCGAATGAAGACCTAGAGAAGATGTTGAAGACGAGTCACATCACGATGTGGAAAACTGATATTAAAAATATGTAAGTAGTAGATAGATATGGGTGAGGCTTCTAAGATTTCCCTCAAAGCTATTGGAAAGCAAGATACATACCTGCTTTCCAAAGACCCAGACGAATCATTCTTTAATTATAAAACGGAAAGACATTCAGAGTTTAGGAAGTATCATAGAGTTCATAATGTTGTCAATAATGGAAATATTACTGGGTGGCCATTCGCTCAAACAATAAAAGTACCCTTTAGTCCCACAAATATGGGAGATCTCTTGAGTAATATGTATCTGAGTATATCTATGCCAGGTATAGCCAATGGCAATTATGCGGATCAATTGGGACGTCACATTCTCAAAAGTGTTACGATGTTTGTAGATGATATCGAAGTTGAGAAAATCCATGATGATTGGGGAATTCTCTACGATGAATTGTATCTAGAGATTTCTGAGAAAGTAGCCAATAGATTTCTTGTCAATCGAAATTTAGGGTATGATGAATCGAGTAAAAATGATACATATGCACGTTTGAGTTCAGATCTCGTCATTCCTCTCCACTTCTTCTTTTCGAGGAAGTATGCGAGTGATGAATATTCATCAAATAAACCAAATCGCCCCTATTTCCCGGTGTGTGCGACCTACCGTCAAAAAATTGAATTCGAATTGGAGTTTCATGAACAAACATTTTTCACCAACTACACTGGAACACTGAACTTACAATCATTCAACCTCGTTACTGAAGAGATTAGTGTCAGTCCCGAAGAAAGGAATTTTCTGGTGAGTAAGAAGCAAACACTCGTAACAGACCTTGTGAGAAAGCATCCATCCATTGTGAGTGAACTTGGTATTCCTACAATTGTGAATAACCTTGTACCAAACATTCCAGTGAAATGTTTTCATTGGTTCCTACGAAATACAGACTTTGAGGTTGAGAGTGACGCAGTTGGTGCATCCGCTGTGAATGAACAGATGTTATTTCAAAATCGTTTCAATTTTTCTTCAAATGTAAGCTTTGATGATCAAACAACATTTTTTGATCCTATCATGGAGTCTGCGAGTTTCTATATCAATGGTAACCGTCTCCCAAATGTGACAAAGACAAATCATAATTATTACAAATATCTCATTCCATTTAGAAATCGTCTTGCGAGGCCAATTAGAAATATTTACACGTATAGTTTCTCGATGAATCCGGTTAATGTGGAACCATCGGGGAACTTGGATTTTAGTCAGATACAGTCAGATAAAACGAATATAGAAGTGAAACTGGATACAACGGAGGTGAATGTGTCTACGAAAACGTACTCTCTAAATATGTACTATACGGGGTATCAAACGTTTGTGTTTGATCGTGGGTTTATGTCAGTTGCTTATTAAATAATGAAGTTTTATTAGTACTAATGTACTCGATGATATTGTTCTTGATACACCATTTGATGAAATTCAACTGTGCGAGAGTTGTATGAATTTCATGATATGTTCCAGGAACTGTGTATGCAAACTTTTCCGATCGACAAAATGGATCAAAAAGTTTTTTACTATAGCCATCAAGACTTGATTTGTAGGCACAATGGACTGTGAATAATTTTCCATCATGGGTCTTAAAAGATGTGTGATTCTTCTTTGCATAGTTAGTTATGAACCATTCTAGATTTCGTAACGAGATGCCACTCGACTTGTCTAAAATGTTTACCAATTTAGTTCTATTTCCTTCTTCGTTGTAAAAATTATTTATGGATGTTAGTAGGATGTCAGATTTACTCATTACCAATCATAGTATCCAAATCTATAAGCTCGTTTGAAATTTCACAACCTGGACAACCCTTAACATACATCTGTTCGGGTCCGTGTATATGACTATTTGTCCTAGGAATTGACGACCTATATTTCAAACGATTTCCTTGTGTCGAATGATATCTACAATACCCACTACGAATACCCCTGAAAGTACATCGCCTTCCATCATTTGTTGTACCCTTACAAATCGTTCCAGAGAATGTTTCTGGGATATCCTTCAAAAGAAGATCCATAGAGATGCCATGTTTTTTAGAAATTATCTCAATATACTCATTCATCATCGAAAC